GTAGCACAGATGATGGCTGATGCCATAGATGAATACATCAAAGGAATGGAAATTTCTCTTAAGGTAGCCGGCAAACATAAGAAACATATTAAGGTTAATCAAGAGGAAATTGCATAACTATTTGAAACGCTTTGAAAAGGTGAATATTTAAATACTGAGGTGGTAAAAAAATGGCAACATATAGCTTTAAAAGCGTCGGTGAAAAAGCTACGGCAAAAAAATATACAGCGCAAGCGGAGAAAAAGCAGCCAATAGGTATTGTAACACCAGTAAGGCTATCACAAGGTGGATCTGGATTGTTTGAGATGCATTACGATCTTCAGTCTCAATTACGAGATAATCTTAAAAATCTCCTACTTACTAACAAGGGGGAAAGATTAAGAAATCATAGCTTCGGTGCAGATTTATATCCTCTCGCATCAGAAAAGCTTGCACAAGAAGATTTTGATAAAGAAGCAATGTTTCAAATAAGGGAAGCCGTTTCACAGTTTATGCCGTTTTTAGAATTAAAAGATATGTCATCCAATACAAAAGCAACCGGCGACACCGCCACAACGATTCATGAGCTTACAATAACGTATGATGTGCCTGCCATCCGCGTCAAAGATGATAAGATAGTCGTTAATATAATTTGCATAGGTTAAAAGAATATGAGCAAAAAAGCAATAAAAGATAAATTAGTAAGATCAAAGCAAAGATCATTCTTGAATAAAGACTTCGACGGGTTTAGATCAGACCTTTTGCTGTACGCCAGGGCGTACTTCCCCGATAATATGTCAGATTTCTCAGATCCGTCTTTGGGCGGTTTATTCTTGGATATGGCTGCCTATGTTGGTGACGTTATGTCGTATTATATGGATCATCAATTTACTGAGCTTAGCATAGACACAGCAACAGAAGAGAAGAATATAGCAAGAATTGTTGAGTCTTCGGGTGTGAGGATTGTTGGACCATCATCTGCATTTGTTATGATTTCTTTTTCTTTTCAAATTCCAGCCAAAAGATCCGGTGGGAAATATATCCCAAAAATAGATCATCTTCCCATCATCAAAGAGGGAACACAAGTAATATCTAGATCGGGAATTGTTTTTGAATTACTCGAGGATTTAGACTTCGCAAAGACAGATCCTGACGGAGAGTTTATGGCAGACTATGATGTTAGCTCTGCGAGTGCCGACGGTGTTGTTAATTCTTTTACAGTGACGCTACATGGTCCATGCACGTCATCGCTTTCAAAATATCATACTACGAGTATGCTAGGCAATTTTGTCCAGTTTCCAAGAATTGAGCTACCAGATGCTGCTGTAACAGAAATTGTCGAGGTTTTTGACTCAGAAGGAAACAGGTACCATGAGGTTGAGTATCTTACACAAGATGTTGTATTTAAGAGAGTATTAAATACAAACTCAGAGCATCCACTAGTTCCCGAGTCTATAGAGCTAATACCTGCCCCAAGAAGATATATTTCTAGATACGACAGGCAGACCCGGCTTACTACACTAACATTTGGTGCTGGTGATGAATACACTCTTGACGATGATATCATACCAGATCCTAGCGAGCTCGCAATACCGCTTTACGGAAAAAGAACATTAAGTAGATTTTCCATAGATCCGAATAAGATGTTAGATACAAGGTCTTTGGGAGTTGCACCCCAGCAGACAACAATAACCTGCAGGTACAGGCAGGGCGGCGGATTAAATCATAATGTTCCTGCATCTTCAATCACAGTCTTAAGCAAGCTAATTCTAGTATTTGAAATGTCACCCGGGACAGCCGTCTCAGCAGCAGTTCGAGGTTCACTTGTTGCAAGCAATAAAAATCCAGCTGCAGGCGGAGAGGAAGAGCCCACCCTAGAAGACCTTAAATACATGGTTAAGACGTTTAAAACTGCACAATCTAGAATAGTTACAAAAGAAGATTTAATAGCTAGAGTCTATACTATGCCTTCACAATTTGGAAGGGTTTTTAGGCTTTCTGTTAGGGATAATCCTGCAAATCCGCTAGCTGCTAGATTATACATAGTTAGCAGAGATGCAAGTAGCAAGCTTATTACATCTCCTGATATGCTAAAAAAGAATCTAAGAACGTATTTGAATCAATATAGACTAGTATCAGATGCTGTTGATATTCTCGATGTAGAGGTAATAAATCTAAAAGTGCTTTACGAAGTCATACTTGACGGAACTGCATCTAAGCCGCTTGTTTTACAAGATATAAATACTAAACTAAAAAAGTATTTCAATATAAAAAATTGGCAAATAGATCAACCGCTTCTAAGAACAGATGTGTATTCAATAATAGCTGATACACATGGTGTCATTTCAGTTGCTAGCTTAAAAGTAAGAAACATATCAGGTACAAAAGATAGCAGAGAATATAGCACAAAAACATTTAATGTAAAGATAAATACATTAAAAAAGATGATAATACCCCCTACTGGGGGCATATTTGAAATAAGGCATCCTGAATTTGATATAGTCGGAATTGCGCAGTAGGTAAAAATGTATTTAACTTTAACAGCAAGCAGTGATGCATATATCACTAATAAGATTTTAAATAATAACTTTAGAGTGACAGATGCAAATACCGGTCATGCATCTACTCTTGATCTTTTTAAACTATACGCTGAGTCAACATCTGGCTCAGATGATGCTCCAACAGAGCTCTCTAGAATATTGGTAAAGTTTGATTATGATAGGCTTAGAACACTAACAGGTTCAACACTTGATATTGACCATAGTTCATTTAAGTGCATTTTAAAATTATATGATGTATACGGAGGTCAGACAACACCCTCAGATTTTAAGATTGCTATTTTCCCTCTTTCTAGATCCTTTGACGAAGGTGTCGGTAGGGATGTAGTAGCTTTTGGAGATTTGGGATCTGTAAACTTTATAACGTCATCTATCTCGGGTGATTCAGCAATCGGCTGGAATATGACAGGAGCCAATAGACAAGGCTTACTAGGCTCTAATAATCTTGATATAATAGCTAGCGGAAATTTAAATGACGGTTCGGGTGTTGCAAATCTGTGGAAAGAGCAAACCTTCTCGACAGGTGAAGAAGACCTATCGATTGATATAACTACTGTAGTATCTGCTACACTAAAAAACCTAATACCGGATTATGGGTTTAGAATATCTTATTCTGGAAGTCATGAAACAGATTCAAAATCTAGGTTTGTAAAGAGATTTGCATCAAGACACACACAGTCAAGACACAAAAGACCAAAAATCACTGTAACATATGATGATGCAATAACTGATCATACGAATATGTTGCAGTTTGATCTAACAGGTTCAATCTTTTTAAATAACTTTCACAGAGGCACACCAAGCCACATATTATCAGGAGCAGCTGCATCCGAAATAAAGGGTGATAGCTGCTTAGTATTAAGGCTTACATCTGGAACATTTACAAAAACTGTAACAGGTTCGCAACATAAGATAGGCTCTTCGTATGTTACAGGTGTATATTCGGCATCTTTTGCAATATCACAATATACATCTTTGCTTAAGCAAGAAATAATAAATGCAGGCTCTGCTTCTTTTAAGGCGTATTGGGGCTCAGTAGATTATAGCACAGGATATCATACTAGTTCTTTTGTAATAAAATCTCCCAAAAGAACTTCTTTTAATCAGATCGTACACAGGCTGTATGTCAATGTTACAAATATGAAAAGCAGATACACTTCTAATCAGGATACTGTATTTAGGGTATTTATTGAAGATACATCAAGAGTCTTAAAAGCACAAAAACTACCGCTAGAGTTGCAAAGTGAAGTCTTTGCAAAGATGTATTATCGAGTAAGAGATGCGAATACAGATGAGATAGTAATTCCATTTCATAAAAACGGTACAAAACTATCATCAGACTCCAATGGTATGTATTTTGAATTCAATATGTCAAATCTATTTGATGGCAGGATTTATGTGTTTGATTTTCTTATTGAAGACCTGGGCATAGATCAGACTTTTATCGGTGCTAGTGGAAAATTTAGAGTGGATGAAACATGAGCAGAGACAAGCCTAGACTTTTTGATTCAGCTTTTAGAAGGGGTGTTGATAGACCCAGTAGAACTGGTGAAACTTCACTAAGCTCAATGAGTGATAGTAATCTAGGGGGAACGTCCTCGTTTAAGTATGATACATACGGGATGGGAATAAAATCAACCCAGCAAATACCAATAAATTGGGCAAAGTTTGAAAATCATACATTTTTTAATTCTGCAGAGGCAAAAATAAACGTAGCATTTGATAGAATTATCAATCACTTTCCATTTGATGGTACAAAAAAAGAATATGAGTCATTTTTTGATTCCCTTACAGGCTTTGAAAAGTGGGTGTATGATAGATTTCCAAAAAACAATGGTTTT